CCCCGGAATGTGCAGACCCATACCTGCGGCGTTCGCGATGTCTTTGATCGGCGCGTTGACGTGCTGACCGGTCGCCAGATGATAGACATCCTTGCCCGCGCCGACGAGCGTATTGAGGAACGACTCGACGCCGACTTGCCCCGCGTGGCTGTAGCCTTCGACCATCGATGCGGCGTCGCGCACGAACGGCACCATGCCGGCGACTTCGACCGCAATCGACTTGGCAATCCAGTGCGCCCAGCCGTCTTTATCGTTCGGTGGCCCGTCGGTCAGATACCCGGCCCATATCGCCGGCACGATCAGCGCCATGAACCCGCGCGCGAGCGTTTGCGGGTTGCTGATGCCGGCGGTCTTGAGCTTGTCGGCGATGTCGGCCGCCTGCCCGTAGCTGTTGTTCATGAAGCCGTACAGCGTCGTGAACATCTTCACGGCTTCGCTCGAATTGTTGATGACCATCGAGCGCGCGGTCGTGATGTTGCTGCCGTGGGCTTCGCGCACGACTTTGCTTGCGTACGCAACGGCCTGTTCTTCGGTCATCGGCTCGCCGGTGCCGCCCATGTTCTTTGGAATGCCGACCGTGATTGCGCGGTCGTACGCGGCCCACGCAGTCGGTACCGCAGTCATCATGTCGGACCACGCGACGGCGGCATGACCGAAGCGCTCGGCCTTGCTGATCTTGCTTTCCGGCTCGAACAGGTTCGCCGACATCGCGCGGAAGTCGCGATCCTGCTGCAGCAGTCGCGCGCGGATCTCCGGGAACTTCTCCTGTGCACCGCGAATTTCCTCGGTGTAGTTCGTGCCCATAGCGGCGAAGCGCGCGGCGAGGAACTTTTCACCACCACCGGTGAAGTAGCCGCCCGTCTTGATTGCCGCCGAGCCGCCGTGCTTGAGCACGGTCGAGATACGGAACGCGATGCCGTTGATCACGATACCGGTGCGCGTGTATTGCAGGATCTTGCCCAGCGCGCCGATCTCACGGTCCTGATTGTCGGCATTCGCCGTCTTGCCGAGCCACTCCTGCAGCGAGCGGTACGCTTCCGGCCCGTACGTCTTCTGGAACTGGCGGCGGAAATCCCCGTTGCTGATGATCTTGTGCACGTCGATCAGTGTCTCGCGGTACGCGAGATCGTGAATCGACTCGGTCATCGTCTGCGGGATCGTGTGGAAGTCGAGGTCGACGACGTCGGTATAGCCCTGATTCCGCGCGTTCAGCGAGCCGTTCGTCGTGGTGTCGGGGCGATAGTACGACTTACCGAACAGGCCTTCGCCCGGATCGATAGCCCGGCCAGCGGATTCGATCTGCCCGCGCCGCGAGCGCAGCGGGTCGTACTTGATCGCGGCATAGCCGCCGCGCATCTCGCCGAACTTCGTCTGGAAAGCGCGCGGCTCGATGCGCTCGGGCGACGTGTTGCCCAGGCGCTGGTTCATGGCGACCATATCCGGCCAGTGCTTGTCGTACTGATCCCACACCGACTGCACGGCCTTCCAGTCTTTCTCCGTCATGTTGTCGTGCAGGAAGCGCCACACGTCGGTGGCGTTCCACTTCCAACCCGACGTCAGTTTGTCGAAGTTCGACTCGTTACCCACGTGCAGCGCGATACCGACCATACGGCCGCGCGTCATCCGCAGCGGTACCTGCTGGTTATCGGTGCTGCGGTTCACGTCCATCAGCTTCGCATTCGTGACGCCTTCTTTCAGACTGTCCTGCCATTCGCGCCCGAGATGGTCGGCCATCTTCTGGAAGTCGTCGGACATGCCTTTCAGCATGTCGATCTCGCGATAGTTCGCACGGAACACCGGCTCATAGATCGCTTCGCCGAACGGCCCCAGCAGTTCGTGCATGTCGTACTGGTTGCGCTTGTACTCCTGCGGCTTGAGCTGGGCGCGGATCGCGCGCAGTTGCGACGTCAGGTGATCGAGCGAGATCTTGAACGGGTTGTTGCTACGGTCGGCGGGCTTATCGAAAATCTCGGCGTCGCTGAACTGCTCGCCGCGCGCCTGCATCTTCGGGATCAGATGCTCGGTGACGTATTGCTGCACGTCCTGCTTTTCGCCGTTGATCGTCGCCGTCTTACGATCGCGGCCGATTTTTTCGAGCGACTTCACTGCGTCGGTCAGCCCGCGAAACTGCTCCATCGTCATGTCGCGGTACGGCGTGCGGAACGTGGGATTGAGCATATCCGGCGACACGTTCGGCGCCATGCCGAGCGCGGTCTGCGATTCGACCCACTTTTCGAGGTTGATCTGCTGGCGCGTGGGCGCATCGACGGGATTCGTGCGCAAGTCGAAGCGCGCGAGCATGTCGTCGATCTGGTCGCGCACGTCGACGTCGATCTTCGCGCGGGCGCTTTCCTTGTTGAATTTCTTCAGGTACTGCAGCGACTTGAGCACTTCGGCCGCAGCCGAGCGCGCGGTCTTCTCCAACTGGTTGTTCAGCAGCTGGTTACGCTTCTGCTGCGCGGCTTCGGTCAGGTCGCCCTTGAGCCGGGCCGCGTCAGCGGCGCGCGCCGCGCGCGCTTCGGCCGCGCCGTACTTCGACGCGTTGATATCGCGCACGCGCGCCTTGGCGATCGTCGCTTCGGCCGCGGCCTTCGCCGCCTTTTCCAGCACGCGCACGCCACCCGTTGCCTTGGTCAGCGCCTTGTATTCGGTCGCGATAAAGCGCGTGCGAACTTCGTTGTGGATCGCCTGATTCGCCGCGGCGTTCATCGCCTGCGGTGACGTGATGTCGCCGTACTTCTCAAGCATGCGCTGATCGGTGAGCGCTTCTACGACTTCCTTGCGCGGCTCGGCGTCGGCGATTGCCTTGGTCATCTCGTCGGCATTGGCGAAGCCGAAGCGCTCGGCAACCAGATCGGCGGGGATCTGGTTTTCCTTGTTCGCCTGCCCGAGCAGGAAGTCCTGCGCGGCGTAGGCCGGTTCCCTGGCAACGTCCTCGATAACCTGTTCGCGGATCGCTGCGCGCTTCGCGGCCACGTCGGCGCGCACTTCCTTGCTGGCGCGCTCCTTCGCGATCTCGGTGAAGCGCATGTCGCGCAGCGTGCGCGCGGTCAGTTCGTCCGATGCTTCGAGCGTCGCTTCGTTGCCGAGCGCGTGATACGCCTGGAATTCTTCCGGCGTCATCCCGGCTTCTTCGGCCGTGTGGAACATCGGCGTGTACGCGCGCTCGGCTTCCGCGTTGCGGATAGCGTCATTCGTCGCGAGCAGCCGGTCGAACACGCCGCGCACTTCGGGCGACAACTGCACGCCGAGGTTTTGCAGCGAGCGATACACGTTGATCATCCACGCGCGCACGCGCTGGAACACACCCTGCAATTCCGGGGTCGGGGCCTTGCCTTCGAACAGGTACGCTTCGAAGCCGCGCGCGAACTGCTCGTGCATACCGCGCTTTTCTTCGAGCGACATGCCGCGCCACGCTTCCGGCGTCGTGCCCATCCACTGCGCCACGGTGTCGAAGTCCTTCGACACTTCCGGCAGGGTGCCGTCCTTAGCCATGTGCGAGAGCATTTCCAGATGGAAGTGCCCAAGCTCGTGCACGAACGTCGATAGGTCCGCGTCCTTGTTCAGCGTGATCGTGCTCGGCACGCTGGTGATGTCGTCGGAGAATGAGAGCTTGCCGCGGGCTTCCTGACTGAGCGCGTTCGCGCCCGGCGCGTCTTCGGCGGTGATCTGCAGCGGGTAGCGCTGGAACATCGATTCAGGCGACAGGCCCGCGCGCGCACCGGCTGCGGTGTAGCTGTCGCGCACGAGCGCGGCGTACACCTTGTTCACGTCGGGGCGGAAACGGTTCGCCTGTGTGAGCTGGTCGAGCACGGTGTCGTGCACCACCTGGGCCGACTGCGCGACCGCGTCTTCGTTCGCCTTGTCGGCGCTCGCGGCTTCCGTGGCCTGCTTGAACGTGTCGACGTGCGACTGGTAAAACTCCTGCGCCTGCTGCTGCGTCATGCCGTCGGGGTCGGTCTTCAGGTGCGGCATGAGCGAATCGCCCAGCGGGCCGCCCGCGATATGCGTCGCGAAGTCTTCGACCGGGATCGACACGTCGCCGCCCGTGGCGAGCGCTTCCGGCAACTGCTGCGCGACGCGCGGCATGGTGGCTTCCACATCGCCGATCTTCACGCCCGACTGGTTCAGCGCGTTCGCGAGCGTTGCGCCGTCCACGTAGATATTCTGCACCGGGCCGTCGGCGTTGGCCGCGGCTACGAAATCCTTGAACGCCTGCGGATCGCGCGGGCGCAGCTTGGAGTTCGCTGCCGACGTGGCGAGATCGGACAGCGTCTGCGCGTCACCCATTGCAACGTCGGCTTTTGCCGCGTCGCGCACCCATGCGCCCGTCGCGCGGCCCGCGCCGTGCAGCGCGAAAAACGAGTTCAGGCCGTAATCCATCACCTTCTGTGCGGTCGAGCGATCATCGCCAATCGACGTGCCCTGAATGGCATCCATCATGGCGTTGACGCCGACGACGCGCGCGATGGTCTGCACGGCAGTCGAGTCGGGCAGGATGCGCCCGGCCGCGCCGAACACGCCGCCCATCTCGGCGCCGTGCAAGCCCTGCAGGCCGATGGTCGTGAGCGCCGCTTCGGGGCTGCTCTGGTTGAGCGCGTCGCCCGTCGCGGTGATTGCACTCGCGAGCCCGAGCGTGGACGCCTGTCCGATCACGTCTTTCGCCGCGGCCTTCGCGAACGACTCGCCGGCCACATGTTCGAGCAACGAGCCGCCGACTTTCTCGACCGCGCCTGCGGCCATCTTCAGCGGTGCGCCAGTCACGAAGCCCGCGAGCGTGCCGAGTCCGCTTGCGACCTGACCGGGCGTCGTCTGCGCGGGACCGTTGACGTCGGGCGCGAGGCCTGCGGTGAACGAGTTCTCGAAGCCTTGCGCGAACTGCGTCGGGATTTCCGACATGCCGCCGACTGCGTCGCGCTCCTGCCCGACGGTCATGCCGTTCTGCTTGGCGTAGTTCTGGATGAACGCCTGCGCACTGCCCGCGCCTTGCGCGTTGCCGGTCGGCACGGCATCGCCGAGACCGAGCAAATTGCGGCCCCAATTCATCATGCGTTCGCGCAGCGGCAGCGGGGAATTGTCGGGCTGGAAATAGCCCGTCGTGCCCGGCGCAAGCGGCACGGTGTTGCCGGCGGGACCGAGCGCGGTCGTTGCGCGCTCAACGGCCTGCATACCCGGCACGTCGTCGTGTGCGATCTTCGCGTTGTTCTGCGACTGGTAGAACGCTGCCGTGCTCGGGAACTGCTTCGCGAGGCTTTGAAAGTCGATACTCGCGACGGCGGCTTTCTGCTTCACCGCATCGGGGAACGCGCGCACGCTATCGACCGGCGTGCCGGTCTGCTGCGCGAGGCGCTGCATTTCCGCTTCGTAATCCGGGTTCGCGCCGACGGCCAGCGCGATATTGCTCTGCGCTGTCTGCGCGGTGCTTTGGAGATACGCCGCGGCGGGGCTGACCGGTGCGAGCGTGGGCGCTGCTGCCGGCGTACCCGGCACCGTCGGCGCGTCAGGCGTGAACGGGTTCGGCGCGGTGCCGGTCGTCGGGACGGTCAGGTCGGCCATTTACGGGTTGCTCGCGGTTCGGGATTGCGCTGTTTTGAAGTGCCAGTACGCGCCGAGCAGCTGGCCCGGCGTCGGGTTGCTGACGCCGTTCGACTTGAAGTCGGCTTTCAGCTTCGGCAGCACGTCGTCGGGGATCTGATCCGGGGTCATCGACATCATGTTCTGTGTGGTCGACGGGCGCTGGATCGACGTCACGCCGAGATCGAGAACGTGACCGAATGTGACCGACTTCGTGAACAGTGTGTCGATGTGCTTCTCGATGTCGGCTTCGGTGAACTTCTTTCCGGCCTGGTGCTGCGCTTCGAGAATGCTTTCGTTCACGAACTGGCGGATCGCCCCGACTTGGGATACGGCGTCGGGGTCGGAGTTGAAGCCCGTCATCTTCGGGTACGGGTTGACGCCCATAGATTGCAGGCGCTGCGACAGCGTTTCGTTCACCGCGCGCATATTCAGACTGCCCGGCGCGTTGGAGCCGGTGTTATTGATCAGGTCGGCGCGCTGCTTGGACAGTGTCTTGAAGTCGTCGACCGACAGGTTTTGCGCCTGTACCTGCCACTGGTCGTTCGTCATGTTCGCCATGATCTGCGGCGATGTGACGAGCGTCTGGTACAGCGCCGTGTTCGTCGTGTTCGTGCCTTCAGACATGTTCTTCGCGAACGACTGCAGGCCGGGCAGATCCTTCGGATTGACGGCCGCCAGATCGGCAGGATTGATCGACGCCCAATTGCCGCGGTTCGCCGACAGCGTGCGCTGCACCTGTGCGACCGCTGCGGTGTCGCGCTGTTCGATCGCCTGCGTCTGCTCGTTGTATTGCTGCGTCGCGAGCGTGACGGCCTGCTGCATCCATTCCGGCTTCTGCTGCAGGACCGGGTTCGCGCGCACCTGTGCGATCACGTCGGCCAGCGCCGGGCGTGTCGTGTTGACGGCACCGGACTGGTAAGCCGCGACGTTCTTCTGCACATACTGCTGCGTCTCCGTCGGCAGGTTCTGCAGCCACGCGTTCGGCGTGCCTGCGGCCCGGGCCTTCGCCATTGCGTCGTCGAGCGCACCAGGACCGGCGTTATACGCCGCCCATGCCTTCGCCGGATCGCCGTATTTCTGCACCATTGCCGTCAGGTAATCACGGCCTACGCGGGCGCGCTCCTGCGGGGTGTTGTCGGCAGCGGGGCGAACACCGAAACCGGGGTCGGTGTTCGTGGTCGGCATGACCTGCATCGAACCTTGCGCACCCTTCGGCGACGTGACGGTCGAGCCGTCGGCGTTCGTCTCGCGGTTGCCCGATTCGCTCTGCGCGGTGATCGCGACCATCCGCGAGATCGGGCTATTCGACAGTTGCGGCCCGACGCTCGACATTACGTTCGCGACTGTCGTCGCCGCGACCTGCGTGCCGATGTAGGTGTTCAGCTTGCCGTTCACCTTGAGAATATCGTCGGCCGTCATCTGCGGCGAATACTTCGCCAGCAGTTGATTCGCGTAGGTCGTCTGCCCCTGCTGCAGCGCGGTGTCGATTGCGCCGACGAGCGCGTTGCTCGTCATCGTCAGCTGGTTGGCTTCAATCTCGGTGGCCGCACTACCGTTGATTTTGCCCGCTTCATACGTCGCGGCCTTGATCGCCTGCAGCCCGGCGTCGATCTGCTCGGGGTTGTTGTAGCTCAACCCGACCTGATTCGTCGCCAGCTTGACGGTGCCTTGCTGCGTCGACAGCGCATACGCCTTGAACTGCTGACCTTCCCACTGCGTCGTTTGGCCGTGGAACTGCGTGGCGATGTCCGAAGCCTGCTGCTGGAACATGCGCAACTGCATCGGGTTCGACAGCTTCGCGCTGATCTCCGATGCGCTGTCCGTGAGCTTGCCCGTCATCTCGTCGGCGAGGCTCATGCCGCTCGGCCGCTGGATCGCGTTGATACCCGTTTGCGACATGACGCCGCCTTGCGGGTTGTACATCAGATCCTGCTGCGTCGTCTTGAGCTGGTTGACGGCGTCGTTCACGCGCGTCTGGTTCGCGAGATTCTGCGCGTCGATCGCCATCTGCGATTGCGCGTTAGCGGCCTGCCCGAGCGCGTCGCCGGCCTGGCTGAACTGTTGCGAACCCTGATCGAGCAGGCTCGCGGTGACAGCGGTCGAACCCTGAAAGTCCGGTGCCTGACTTGGGGTAACCTGTTGTGACGGGTCGAGTGACGGGACTACGGGCATCAGCTAACCCCTGCGCGTTGATTGCGGTACCAGTTCGATGCCACGCCCGTGGCCGACGTCAGCAGCGACGACGCGCCCGACAGGAGCGGACTCACCGACGCACCGGCCGCGCGATATGCCGCCGAGTTCGCGATGTCGCTTTGCTCCTGCTGCGTGTAGCCCATAGCGGCGCGCGCGGCGTTGGCGGTGATCGTCTGGACGTTCTGGTCGGTGATGTATTTCGTGCTTTCCTGCACGTTCTGCGCGGTGCCTGCGGCAGTCACGTCAATGCCGTTGGCGGCCATCGCCGCGCGCTGCGACGCGACGGTCTGCGCGCCTTTGGTTTCGACATTACCGGCCTGCGCCATGCCGGTAGAGATCGCGCTCGCTGCGGCGCCTTCGGCGTTCTTCGCGTTCGTGAGAAGCTGGTCGGCCGACGCGTTATCCGCCGTGATCGTGTTATTCGCCTTGCTCAGCGCGCCGATCAGACTGAATGCGCCGCCGACCGCCCCGAGCGCGAGATTGGTGTTCGCGGGCGTGAAGATGCTCGATGTGCTGGCCGGTGACGAGCCGCCGAACGCGTAGGGCGCACCGCTGCCCGTCGTCGCGCTAGCGGCGCTGGCTGCGTTCGCAAGATTGGGCAGACACATTATCGTTTCATCCCGAAGCGGTGGAACGGCAAGCCGAAAACGCCGTAGGGCTCAGTTTCTTTCTGGACGGTAAAGCCAAGACGCGCGAGCCAGTACACAGACTTGAGGCTGCGCGCGTCTACGTAGTTCAGCAGCGTCGCGTATTTGTCGTTCATTAAGGTTACGTACGCGCGCCCGAGCCGGGTCAACTGCTTCGGTGCGCGCTCGATCGCAGGCGTGCCCAGCATCCACGGCACGCCGGCATCCCGAGAAGGCGTGACGCCGAACAGGCCTGCGGGCTCGCCGTCGACTTCGATCGTCCAGAGCAGGGTCGACATCTGCGCGCCCTGCTGCAGGACCGTGAGGCAGTCACGATGCCCGACCGATCCGTGTATTTCTTCGATGTCGGCCGCGCGCAGATTTGCGGCAACCGCTTCGATATCACCTTCGCGAGTGTTGCGTACGATCAGCTTTGCCACCGTCAACCACCTATAGATGCTTCGATCGTCATCGACGCGACGATCAGCGGCAGCGGGTCCGACTGCCGGATAAACACCGAGCCGTCTGCGTTCCAGCTCGGTGCAAGGTCAAGCTCGATCACACCGGTGATTAGCGCGGGCGGCGAACCGTACGGCTCGGTCGTGCGCTGCTTGTACTGGATCAGGTCGTCGACCGAGGGGCCGGCAAAGACGCCCGACGAGTTGTGCACGCGCAACCAGACGCGGTTCACGTTCTTCATTGCGCCCTGACCGAAGCCCGGTGCCTGATACGAGAATGGCAGCGTTTCCATGTCGGCCGTGATCGGCAGGCCGACTGCGACGGTGCTCGCGGCGTGTTGCAGGGACACGGTCCCGTTTGTCACAACCTGCTGCGGCTGCACGGCGCCGTCGGCGAGGATGTTGACGGTCTTGCCTTCAAGATGACCGAGCCCGGTAATCGTCTGCGTGGCCGCGCCGGAATACAGCACGCCGCAGTCCACGAAGAAACTGTCGGTGAGCGTTTCGACCTGGCGGCTATGCATGCGCTCGACATAGCGCACCTGAGCACCGTTGACCGTGCGGTTGACGATTGTGTAGAGCACCGATTCGCTGCCTTCGGTCACGACGCACACCGATTCAAAAGCGCCGTCGGTATCGTGGTGATGCCACGCCGACACCTTATTCGCTGGTGAGTATGTCAGGCCAAGCAGATCACCATTGGACGAGACGCACCACATGATCGGATACGGGGCTTTTGCATACGCCATATCGACGATGGTGAAGAAGTCGAAAAGGTGCGGCGCCATGAGGCTAATGTCCTGCGTGACATAGCCGCCGGCATAATAGTTGTACGTCATCTCGCCGACGTGGCCGCCAAGCGCCATCGCATACAGCAGCGAATTGCTGACGGTGACCGGCACGACATTCGACGCGCCCGTGTAACCCTGTGGCTGCACTGACAGCGTGCTAGGCGTCAACGCCTGTGTAGCAGAGCCATTGGCGGTCACGGCCCATTCTGCGGATGACGTGAGCAGCACGAGTTCGGACAGGGGCACAATATGGCGGATTGTGTTCGCTTCCCGTGCGGCAATGCGGAAGACAAGCGCGTCGGTATCGCGCGACGGCGTGCTTGCCGACAGGTTCGACTCGGTGCCTGTGCGCGTCATCCACAGCGTCTGCGGCAGTTTGATCGTGCTCGCGAATACCCGGCGCTGCTGCATGTAGCTCACGGCGCTGGGGTAGTTCGTTGCACTGCCGAACGGGTTTGTGAGTTCCGGCGGTGTTGTCGCCGTGTCGGGGATGATGTTGTAATCCTGGAATGTCAGCCCGTTCGGGTCGGACGCTTCCGTTTGTCCGACGTAGCTATAAAGCCCCTGGTATTTTCGGTACACGTTGTATCGCGCCGCGCCCGTGACTGCGGTCCACGACAAGGCGTTCCAGTAGCCGACGAGCGACAGGTCATTGTTCAACACGACCGGGGCGGACATCAGCGATTCCTCACCAGTGCTCGACAGCGCGGTAATCACATAGTAGTAATCCTGAAGCGTCGGCGTGCCTGTCGATCCTTTCTGTGCGGTTCCTGCTACCCCGGTCGGGGGGGACATTGACGAAACGAAACTGATCGTAGTGAGCGTCCAGTTGGACGCGCCGAGCCGACGCAGTTCCATCGGTGGATAGTTAGGATGCACGAGCGTCATGACGTCGGCGGATTGCACATAGTGCAGATCGAACAGGTCCGCTTCAGCGTAGGGCGTCGCCACTTCGTATACTGCCGTGCCGTCGGCGGTCAACAGTGTCTGCCCGTTGGTGTGGAACCGGATATAGTTCACGCCGAATTCCAGCGCCATCGTCTGCGTGATGCTGTACGTGAAGGGGATCATGCGCGAGCGGGTCGCACTATTCTTCGTCGCAAGCACGAACGCGGTACCGGCGCGGTTCACCGCCGGGCCGTGTGGCAGGGTAATGAAGTTGCGGCAAAGCGCAAGCCCGGTCTGGAACTGGTCCAGGTCGACGCGGCCGAACAGTTCCGGCGTGATCTCGCCCGCAGCGAATGAGCGCGACAGATTTTTGATATTCGGCATTATCGGTTCTGAATCCAGGGCGCGGGGCGTTGAGACTGCGACGGGGACCGGCGGCGGTTGTTCGCGTCGTTCGTCTTTGCCGCGGACAGGCTCAGCATGTAGCCCTGCATCATCGCCTTCGTCACCGCCATGCCGGTGTCGCCCTTGATGACCGGACCGGCCAGATACGCGGCCAGCAGCCATGCGATAGCGTCGACAACCTGCGCGCTGAATTTCGTCGTGTCGGTGATGCTCGCGACGTAGCGGATAATCGCGTTCTCGAGATTCGTGTAAACGACGCCTGTGCCGTCGGCGCGTGCCTCAAGCTCGTACGGCACGGCCGGCATCGTGAAGCTGTCGTCCTGCCAGTGCCCGCAGCGCTCGTCGATCGGGTAGAACGTCGGCGCGTTAGGATCGATCAGGTCGATGATGTTGCGGCAATCGCTCGGCGTCTGGTACACGAACGAGAAGCCGGGCGGGGGCGTGTCGGTCAGCAGCGCGAGGTTCGCGCGCTTCGTGGCGAATCCCCATTCATGCGACTCAAGCACAAGGTCGCGCGCGACCGGATAGAAGCGTGCGCAATGCTCGGCCTGCGCGCTGCCTTCGGGCGGGCTGATGCTCGACACCGTGGCGCGATCGCCCAGGTGCCCAAGCGCCAGATTGCAGATATCGACTTCGCTCGCCAAAGCACACCCCTCAAATAGAAACGGGAACCGCGCAGGCTCCCGTAATCACTCACCGTTGCGCGAACCGCTCAGGTCAGATCGGCCGGATTCGGAAGGTTGTCAGCGCCGCTGTGCGGCTTGCCGCCGAGCGGGTTATTGCCCGTGGTCTGCGGCTGTGCGGCCTTCGCGCGCCTCATCGGCTTGCCGTCTGCGCGCTCCATCCACGATTCGTGAAACGCCTCGTCGTCCGCGATCTCGAACTCGTCGCCCGATTCGCGGAACTGCCCGTAGTAGCCCTTGGCGGTGGCGATAACCTTGATGCCCATGTGTTGCGCTCCGATGCAATCGAAAGAGCCGGGCCGAAGCCCGGCTGCTCATTACGCGACGGTGAAGCCCTTCGCGTAGTCGACCGTGCCGTTGAGCGTCTGGAGATCTTCGACCAGGCCGGCGGTGATCGCGCCTGCGGTCATCGTGCCGACGACCGTGTATTGCAGACCGACATAGCGGCGATACTTGCCGTACGGCAGGTCGAGGCCGATCAGGCGGGCCTTTGCGGTCAGGCTCGCCAGCGCAATCGCACCGGTGGTGTAGTGCGTGATGACGTTGGTCGTCAACGCCGCATCGTCAGCCGACACGAGCGCGATCGCGAGGGACGTGCCGCCAGCAAAAGCGGCCGAACCGACCTGCGCGAACAGGCTGACGTCCTGACCATCACCGATACCAGACTTGGTGTTCGGGCCGCCGCTCGGCAGGGTGTCGATTACGTTCGTCGAATTCGCGGTGACCGTGACGGCCTGCGCATCCGAGAACAGGCTTTGTTGATCCATGATCATGGTGTGTTACTCCTGTTTCGTTTAAGAGCAAGCCGCCGAAGCGGCCCGCACCTTTGCGCTTCGCTTAGACGACGCGCGCTTCGGTGGACAGAAGCGCGTCGACGATACGGATCGGAATTCCGAGGAACGACGTGGTGATCTGGCCTTGAGCGACTTCGATGCTCAGCGCGTTCTGCGACTTGTTCAGCGCCTGCACGCGCAGCATTTCGCCGATCGTGCGGTTCACGTAGAACACCGGGCGGCCCATACCCTGTTTCGGGATACGCGCCGTCATGCGGATCAGCGTCTGGATCAGATCCACCGGCGACGTACCGTTCACGCCGGGGAACGTCGGCGTGGTCGCCAGCGTGGTCAGATCCGACACGTTGATGTTTGCGGCGCGCACGACATAGCGCCAGTCCTTGAGCGCAATGCCGCATTTCCACTGCCAGCGGTCAGCGATCGCGCGGAAGCGGTTGTTGTTCGCGTCGAACGCATCGATCTCACCGAGATCCTGGTGATAGATGCCGGCCTTCGAGCCCTTCGGGAAAATGCCGGTGACGGTCTGATCGCCCCAGTTCATCAGCCAGATCGAGCAGTTGTTCGAGCCCGTGCCGCCGCAGTCGATGATGTTGTTCGCGTTCGGTGCGCCACTGATCGCGCCATAGCGCGGTGCGAGGCCCGTGAAGCGCTCGGCGTTGACCGTCGTGTCGCCGTAGAACAGCGTCGAGGCCATCGTCTCATTCATTGCTTCGAGGAACGAATTGGCTTCAGACAGGCGGAACGCAGCCGTGTTGCCGTTCAGGTTCGCGACGTCGACGTCGATCTCGTTGCGCGCTTCCAGCATGCCGGTTGCTTCGTCGACCTGTGCGCGGGTCGATTTGCTCGGCGGAACGCCGCCGTAGAGCTTGCGCCAGATGACCGTCGGCAGGCCGGTGCGGATCGTCGTGCGGTGACCGGTCGGCAGGTTGCCTTCCGTCCAGATCGCATCAAGCAGAATTTCGTTGGTCTGATTGAGCAGTTCGACCACGTCGGCCGTAGCGCCGCTAGGGTCGAGCGATTTCGCTACGTCGAGCAGCGTCGGATTCTTCGTGCCAAGTACAGCCATGATGTGCGCCCCTTATTTCTGGTTCGGATAGAGACGGTTTTCAATCGGGGTGTTGGCGCGATCTGCCTGCGCTGCAGCACCCGTTACGAGTTGCCCGTCCTCACTGATTGCCTTGCCTGCCTTGACCATGAACCGGACGATCTCCGGGTGATTACCAAGGCCGCTTTGATTCAGCAGCGTCTTAAGCTCTTTCGAGCCGAACGTGTCGAGCGCTTTCTTTGCGACGCCCAGGTTCTCGGACAGCTTGTCGCCGCCGATTTCCTTATCCGTCGTGGTCTGTTCCGCCCATTCGGCGGTCATCACCTTTTGCTGCTCGACCAGCTGCGTCGCAAACCCTTGCGCCTGCTTGACGCCGAGATCCGCGATACGCTGCGCCTGTTCGGGCGTGAGGCCGAATTCCTTGGCCGTCGTCTTCAGTTCCTCGATCGCCTCGCCTTTCAGCTCGACGCCATCGGGCAACTTGAATTCGTAGACGACTTCCTTTGCAGGTTCTGCGGGCTTCGCGTTCGCGTCGTCCGGTTTCGCTGCAGCGGGTTCGGCTGGCTTTGCGTCTGTGCTCGCTGCCGGCGCGTTGCTGGCATCGGGCGCTGCTGCCTGGCTCTGCGGTGCATCGGCGGGGCTTGCCGTCGTGCTGGTCGCGTCTGCCGGTGCCGCCTGGCTATCAGTGATGGGGTCAGCCATTTGGTTTTTCCTTTACCTTCGCTTCAGTCGCCATCTGCGCGTACAACTCGGCACCACCGTCGATCGAATGGATCTGTGCCATGAGCCTTAGCGCAATGCTGCGTTTGCCTTCGTTGAAGATCGACCAGTTCGCGTTGCCGTCGAACGACTGCTGGTACAGTCGGGCGTCGCCGAGAAGGCGCCACATGAATCGACGGCCGCGTTTGCCGCTCATGAGCCAGCGAACATCGTCCAGTTCCATTCCAAGTTCAAACTTCGACTGTTCCTTCGCGCTCGCGCGTTGTTCGTCGAGCGCGGCAAGGTCGGTCGGATTGAAGTCGGAACTCATGAGTGCGGAGAATACGGGCGCGTGTTCGGGGTATGGTTACGGCTATTCGCCGTAGATCCGGTTCGCGATCGGCTTCGGTGCGCTGTTCCCGTTCGCGAGTTCCATGTCGGTGATCTGCAGGTTCATGCTCTTGTCTGCGCCGTCCTGGTTCTCGTACTGCGAGATGCTGCAAACCTCGACGAGCGCGGTGAGTTGCATCACCGTGCCGACCGGCGGCAGTTCGGTGATGCCCAGCTTCGCGAGGATGTCGTCATCAAGGCAGATCGACAGTCCGTACGGGTATTGCGGCAGATCGTCGTCTGTGCCGCCGAGCATCGTGTCGGCCTTGGCTTCGGCCGCGGTGAGCTTCATCGAGATCATTGCGGGCCGCCTGTGTATCCGGTGAGGTTGCTCATGGTGTCGGACAGCACATTGCTGGCGCCGCCTTGCGTCGGTGCCTGCGCGGCCGTCTTCGCCGTCTCTGCTGCCTGCTGCATCTGCGCCTGCTGCGCGGCCTGCTGCGCGGCCTTGGCGCGTGCTGCGCGCTGCGCGTCGCGTTGATCGGGATCGACGTCGAGTGCCGGATCGGTGCCAAGCGCATCGGTGTACTGCTCGTACCATCCATCGGAGTCGAAGTTATCGAGCACCGTGACGGGCTGCTGCGCTTCGAGCTGCAACTGCGCCACGCCGCTAAGCGCCATGACCAGCTTGTCGATGCTGTTCGTGCCGATCTGCTTCTGTGCCTGCGCGAGGATCGAGACGAACTCAACCTGCAGTGCCACGCCGGCCAGTTCGGGCGGGGGCGGCGGCAGGAGACCCGCTTCTACGATGATGTCGAACGCAGCATCGACGAGTGGCTTCAGCAGTTCATCGTGCAGGCGCTCGATCACCGGCCCGAGCATCAGCATCTTTTCTTCGTGCAGTTCCGCGACTTCAGTCGCCGTCATGTTCGCGTTGGTGTTGTTCGCGAGCATGAGGAACAGGTCTTCGTAGAACGCGCTGCGGATGCGTTCGCGCACGTCCTGGATATCCTGCAGCAGATACTGCAGCGGGAGATTCACTTCATAGATCGAGCGGATGCCACCGTTCGGCGTGGCCGAATCCGCGTACGAGATGCCGCCCGGCAGCGTGTCGATATCGTGATTCTTCAGCGACGTCGGCACCTGTAAAGGCGGCTTCGTCATGTAGTCGATAGCCTGGCCCTTGCGCAACTGCTCGTGCTGCAACTGGCGGATATCGCCCAGCGCGTCCATTGCGGGACCGTTGCCGTAGATGTCGCCGCCGTAGGTTGACCAGCGCGGCGCGACCACGCGGAATTTCTTGAAGCCACCCACGGACAGCAGCGCGTTATCGCCGCCTGTCGTGCCCTGGTTGGATGTCTGCTGCGAGTCCGACGAGCCGCCGACTTCGAGATAGGTCGACGTCCACGCCATGTTGCGTGCGTCCGACTTGCTCGGATCGCGGTCTTCGTTCGGCTCGATGCAGTGGATCACCGTGCGCCACACGTCCAGGTTGCCCGAGTCGTACATGCGCCGCGTGTTGTCGCTCACGTTCGCGTAGCCGAACTGCTTCACGAGCTGCGCGACGGTCTTCTGGAATTCGCGATACAGCGTATCGACTTCGCCGCGGTCACTGGTCGAGATGCAATACTCGCCGGCCGTCAGCGGGTACATGCGGATCACGTCCTGGTAGTCCGTCATGATGATCGCGACACTGGTGCCGAACGCGCCGATTTCCTCGTACATTGAGTGCAGCGAGCGGTACACATTGGACCGGTTGAACACGTCGAGAATCAGCTTCGTGACAGCCGAGCACCACGCCTTGACGGGCTTCTTTTTGTTCAGGTCGTCATACGGCGTCTTGAGTGCGATCCACGGGCGTGCGGGCGATGTAGCCCCGGCCATGAGCCCGGCGCCGAGCACGCGCAGGGATTTCGTAGCCGTGCTGTCGAAGATGTTCTGGTTGCGCCGGTTGCCGCGGTTGCGATCCTCGACGAAGAAGCGGCCCGCGCGCGGCAGCAGGACATTGCTGATGTCCTTGTACTCGCGAATCCATGACGAACGCTCATTCTTCAGCGCGTACCATCGCTGGAGAATGAGTTCCTTGCGCGTCTTGACCGGCTTCGCATTGCCGCCCGACTGACTCGGTTTCTCGGCTGATGCGTCCGGTTGTGCGCTCTGGTCGTTCGTGAGAAGCGTGGCCATCAGCTACCCAGCAACGTATTCGAGCCGAGGCCCGCGCCACCGAGGTTGAGCGACGAGCCTGCAACGCCGCCCGCTCCGGTCAGCAGCGTGGATGCCGGGCCGCTGTTCACGCCCGCAGCCGCAGCGGTGCCGCCGGGGTTGAGCGCCGACGTGTCTGCGGCCGTGCCTTTTTGCGCGGTGCCTGCGGCGGCTTTTGCCTTGTCCGCTTCGCCGCGCTGGTTCGCGGCCTGCTGGTTCGCCTGAACGTGCGACGCGACGGCGGCGCCAGCGCTGATAGCAGCGGTCGCGCCAGCGACGATAAGTGCGAGTGAACTCATGGCGTTTCCTTCGTAATCGTTACGTTGCCGGGGGCTCTCGCCAGCAGCCCCGATTCGTCGGTCATGTCGGCTTCTGCTTCTTCAACCGATTGCGCATCGCTCGGCAGGATCATCGTCATGTGCGTTTCGGCGTGCGTTCTGAACAACGCCTTGCGCCCGCGAAGACCGGGCAGCACGTGAAAACCTGTAAGCCGCACCGCTTCGGTTCCAGTGAACATCGTCACGTCACCGTGCAGCACCAGCACGGTCGCGCGGCGCAGTACCGTGCCCGATGCAACAACGCCCGCCGGCAGATGGGCGGTGCGCCCGTACATGCCGCCGTGAATCAGGTGATCGATCGTTACTTCGACCTGCGGCAGTTCGCGCAGGCCAGCATCAATTTCGCGCAACGTGTCGAGCGTCGTCCGGTCAGGAGCCACAAGCGAGAGCGCACGTTCGGCAACGTCATTCATGACCGAAGCCCTTGAAGTACACGCGATTCGTCGCGCGGTATCCGATTCGCGGCAGGATCACATCGAGCCGGCTTTCGGCTGGCGCGCTGATCATCAGACCGAGCGCTCCGCGTTCCTTCGCGATCTGCTCGGCCAGTTCCCGGATCTGCGTGCCGGCGCCGCCTTTGCGTGCGCTTGATGCGACGAAGAACGAGATCAGGCAACCGATCAGCTTCGTGTAGTGGGGCAGCACCGTGAGCGTCACGACGCCAAAGCCGACCAACTCGTCGCGGTGTGCCCCCACGTCCCATGCGCCGATGCACTGCGCCACACCTGCGGCTTCCATCGCGCGATACGCGTCGGCGTCAACCTTCGGCTCACCGAACTCCGGCATGCGTCCAGACTCCGCGGCGTATTCCGCACAAAGCGCGTCGAAGCCCGCCGCACTGGCGAGTTGATCGAATGTGCATTTGTGGGTAACTGCGAACATGATCCTCACGCGTACGGGTTGTGCTCGCCACGGTTGCGAGGCATCGAATATGCGTACGGATCGTATTCGGCGCTCCGATCGGTATGGTTACGTTGCAGCATGTGGATCTTCGGGGTGTCGATCAGTGCAAGGATCGCCGCGGAGCCTGCATCAGGCGAGCGCCCAATACGGGCGATGATCTCGTCGCGCGATTCCACCTTGATCTTTCGGCCGCGCAATTCCCATGTCGGCGCGGTGAGATCGGCCGCAAGCTCCTTGTCGGGGGGCAGGGCGATACCGTTGTTTGCGGTTGGGTCAAGCGCCTCGCGCATGCGCCACCATAGTTCGCTACGCAGGTTGAAGAACTCAAGTCGCCCAGACTTGTCCATGCCGCGCGCGGATTCGGACACGTTGACGCCGATGACAGGCTGGTTGGCGTTGTTCAGGAAGTCGTACGGCGAGGCGCCAATGCCGATGACGTCGATATGCATCGGCGCGTTGTCACGCGTTGCCGCGAGCACAAGCCCGGCAACGGTCGGGCCATCCGGTGTGGCCGCGCCCGGGTACTTGAGCAGCTTGTCGAACCACATGCCGTGGCGCCGCGCGATGATGGTTGCATCCCGCCCGCCGCGCGCCACGTCGATGCCTGTCGAGTCCATCGGTGGTTTCACGTCCAGATCTTTCCAGCGCGCCATTGCAGCATCGACCCACGCCGTGGGGATTACCTGCATCGCGTCGTCTTCGATGCCGGCGTTGAAGTCGCCATTGAGCATTTGTGACCTCAAAGGTTCGGGTAGCGCCTGCAGCGTCGACACATAGCCGGTGCCCATCAGGTACGGGTTATCGCTCACGCGCGACGGGATGAACGTACGCGACAGCGGCGTGATGATGTCGGTCGGTTTGAATTCGGCGGGGTTGAAGTCGTACACGCGCTGATCGCCCACGAGCACGAATGGCGTGTTGTCAGGGACTTCGATGTCTTTCGCATTGACGGTAGCGAACCATCGCAGCTCGCCCGGCTTGGCGGGGTTCGGGTGCTTGCGATCGATCCACGGTGCAAAGAACTCGATCACCCAGCGTCCTGCTGCTGTCGTGGGTGGGTTGAACGTGAGCAGCGCGCGGCACCGCTGCTCGGGCGTAGTTGTACGCATCCAGCCCATCAGGAAGCGCACAGCGGCTTCGCGGTGGTTCGCTGCCTCGTCGTACACCAGCAGATCGTGCGGGCGGCCCTGGTACTTGGATTCGTCGCCCGGATTCGGGTATGAGCCGAACTCGATCTGGCGCGCTACGCCGTCGATCTCGGTGCGCCAGATGTTGTCCTTCCCGTTGTACCCATTGCGCGAGCCAAGCAGCTTCGTAAGCCGGTCAATAACGCCGGTTAGCTCGGTACCGTTCTCGCGCAGGATCATGGTGTTCTCGTGCTGGGTTAGCGCGAGTCCACATGCGAGATCGGTCTTGCCGCCGCCCGCGGCGCCACCATACCCGGTGATGTCCGCAAGCGAATAGAACGCGTCACGTTGCGGGCCGGCGAGCGGCGACCATATCGGGGGGCTGAAAGTGGCGAGCAGGCTATCAGCTTCGGCGAGTTCTTCCGGCGTCATCCACGGCCGCAACGCCTCCAGGTCGTCCAGGTCGTCCAGATTCATAGCAGATCTGAGCCGTCGTCCGTTTCCTGCTTGCGCTGCGCGGCAGCCGCACGAATGGCGGCCAGCTTCGCGGCGCGGTCTTCGGGAGTCAGGTTCAACGATTCGCCGCCTGTAGTCATGTCTATGCGCTGCCCGAACTTGCGCGGGAACCACACGGCCAGCAACTTGAGGCGCGTCTCGATCTGCAGCTTGCGATGCCCGAGCATGTCTTCGCGCACGACCTTGTATCCCTCGTCGCTTTCTTCCGTGCGCTCGCCGAGCTTGGTCGTGTCTGCGATTTCGAGTGCCTGTTCGGCGATTGCGTCGCCACCGAGTTCACGCGCATGCGCGAAGCGTCTGGAAAAGTCGGGGCGTGCTGACTTCCAGTCGTACACGGTCTGCCACGCCGGCATGTGATCGTCGCGGCAAATAGCGCGCAGCGTCTCGCCGCCAGCTAGTCGGCGGCAGATTTCAGCGTCAATTTCGAGGGTGTAAAGAGTTGGGCGTCCCATGCACCGAATCGTGCAAGGCAATGACTGTCGTATGGTTACGCTATCGTGCGAAAGCGCGTTGCAGACTGCGCCCGCACGCGGTAATTGCAGATGCGCCAGACCTGCATACGGCTGATCTCGAACTTGATCGCGATCACGCGATACGAAAGCCCTTCCTCGTGCAACCGGCGGATCATCTCCACGGCGGCATCGCTCAATTTCGCGCGCTGGTGATCCTGACCCACACGCAAACCGCGCTCATTTACCCCGATCATCTTTTTCATCTTCGGCACCTCTGAACGCGTAATTTTTTGCTTAGTTCACCTAGATCACCTAGACCACCCAGTTTGGAAACTTAGTAATTTCGCCCTATACATCACACGCAGTATTGATATAAAAAGGTGATCTAGGTGATCTAGGTTGTCTAACTGCATGCTGGGTAAGGCTTTGCGCCTAGATCACCTATCGAAAACAGGTGATCTAGGTGGTCTTATTCGGGCTTGATCCACACGAATTGCTGTTTCTTGTTCACTGACCGACGATCACGCACATAACCCAAAGCTTGCAAAACTTTGCCAATTCGCATTTCTTCGCGCTTTCCAATGCTCTTTGCGTCAAACCGAAGCGCGTCAACCAGCACGTCATTTGCGCGCAAAAATTCGCGCGTTCGCGGCGTGGTAGTCTCATTTTCGAAATCGCCCGGCGTGTCGAGCCACTGATCGACAATCGGCGTCCACGCATCCGAGATCTTGTGCGACGCATGCACGTGCACCGCGAGGCGTTCGGCGTCGCGCCAGTCGATGTCGGTCAGGTCGTACACGACGCACGCTTCGGCCCACAATTGCAGGCAGTCGCGCGCGATGCCTTCGGGGTCGCATACACCGACACAGATCGGCAACCAGCGCCGCTCGCCCGTCTCGTCGCCGAGGAATTCTTCCTGGTTGGTGGTTCCGAAGAACAGGAAGCGCCGGGCAAAGTGGGTGTTGAACTCTTTGTAAAGCGTTCGCCATTCCTCGTGCGTGCGGCTGATAAACGCCTTGATCGACTCGGCGTCGCGCGTGTGCAGGCCGCGCAGTTCGCCCAGCTCAAGCACGAGCCGCCCACGCATGCGCCGCGAAGCTTCTGCGTCGCGCTCGGCGAGGTTCAGTTCGGAATAGAAGTCGATAGCCGGCGCGAGCGCCTTGACCGCGCGTGTCTTGCCTGCGCCCTGCTTGCCGACGAACACCGGCGCCATCGGTGCTTCGCAGCCCGGCGACAGCACGCGCCCGGCCATGGCCGTCCACATGTAGCGCGACACAGCGCGCACGTATTCGCTGTCGGTGACGCCCATGTATGTGGTGAGGAAAGATTCGATGCGCGACACGCCGTCCCATTCGAGCGTGCGCAGCCACTGGATCGCGCTGTCGAAGCGGTTGTCGTCGGCCACGAGCCACACGCCGTCGCGCATCATTTCTTTGTTCAGCTTCTTGAAGCCTTGCTGCTCAAGCCTGATCTGCAGGCGCGTGTAATCGGCATCGGTAAAGCCGCGCCAGTCGTCGGTGCCCTGGGCGGCCAGCATGATCTCGGCGCGGAACTCGTCGAAGCGGATGTGCACGCCGGCTTCGAACGGATCGGCGAGCCCTTTGACCACGTTCTCGATGATCGCCAGGATCTCGCCATTGTTATTGCGCTTGAACCCCGGCCGTGAGCGCTGCGGTGCTTCGCCGGGCGCCGTGGCGACGACTTCGAAGTCATCTTCGATAGGCTCCTGCCAGCCGTACTCGCGCGCGGTGTGCAGGATCGTGCGGGCGGTGATCGCGCCGCGCTCGCCGTCGTGCGCCTGCTTGATATGCGGCCACACACGATCGTTGAGGAAGTCAGGCGCGTACTTGCTCGACCGCGCCGAGAACTCGTGAGCCAGCGCGAGCCCTTCATCCGATCCGCTCGTCGCGTGGTGCAGGGCGAAAATGATGTTGCGCCACGCCTCGTAATCGAGTTCGTCATCGCCCGAGTTGGGGATTGCGTCGAGCGCGGCGCGGACCTGTTCAAGCTCGACCGACACTTCACCGACAGTGGGCGCGACTGGCTGCTCGCGCTCGACGACGGGCACCGGGTTGGATATCGCCCAGTCGATATCGGCGGCGTAGTCTTTCGGCATGTCGTCCAGTTCGAACGGATCGAGCGGCACAGATGCGCCGGCCAGCGGCAGCACGAACATATTGCCGAAGCCGTCGGCGGGCACGCTATTCTGCTTCGGGAAAATCTCGACTTCACCGCGGGAGACACCGCCAACGCCGGAACGCAGGCCGCACATCTCAAGCACGGTGCGCAAACCGTAGCGCACGCTGTACGCGTCCTGCGGCGAGTCCCATAGCAGATAGATATGCAGGCCCGCGCCACCGGATGACCGGAACGGAATAGGGCGCATGCCGAACTGCTCCATCGCGGCCATGACCTTGAGCGCTACGGCCTGCATCTCGGGCCAGGGTGTTTCGCCCTTGTGTGAGTCGAGATCCAGCGCAGCGACAAGCGTCGTGCTGGCGCCGGGCTCGATCTGCGCGACACCGTAAGCCGGTCCACCATTGACGTGGTGTGCGAGCTTGGCGTCGGTGAGCTTCTGGCGCGTGTGGGACATCTTACCGTCGCGCTTGACCCAGCAGTGGGAAGTGACGACGCGCGAGACGATCGGCGCGAGCGCGGCGACCAGGGTTTCGTTATTCATGCAGCCGCCTTGGCAATGCGCTCGATCTGCAGCGCCTCGTAATCAGGATTGAGTTCGCAGCCGATGTACTGACGACCGAGGCGCAACGCTACCGCGGCAGTCGTGCCACTCCCCATAAACGGATCGAGCACGATATCGCCGGGCGCACTGCCGGCGAGAATGCACGGCTCGATTAGCGCTTCAGGAAATACCGCGAAATGCGCGCCCTTGTAGGGCTTGGTGTTAATGCTCCAAACGCTACGGCGATTCCGTTTTTCCGTGCTACCCACGGCCTTCATATTGCCGTTCGTCTTGCCTGGTACGCGGTCGCTGCCAACCTGCGTCGCGAGCGACGCTTGCGAGAGCCGCGCAACCGTACTGGTGGCAACTGGCTCCTTAATCGCATCCGCGTCGAAGTAATAGCGTTCCGACTTCGAAAGCAGAAACATGTATTCGTGCGCCTTGGTGCAGCGGTCGGTAACACTCTCTGGCATCGGGTTCGGTTTGTGCCAGATAATGTCCTGACGCAGATACCAACCATCGGCGCGCAGCGCGAAGGCCAGAAGCCAAGGGATGCCGATTAGGTCTTTCGGCTTGAGCCCGGTGTTCTGTCGCGTGCGACCGACACCGGTGCTTCCGTGCAGAGCCTTGGCGTGCTTGCCACCGCTTGAACCACCCCATTTACCATCGTTCGCATAGCTGTCACCGATGTTCAGCCACAGCGTGCCATCGTCGGCCAGCACGTCGCGCACACCGCGAAACACGTCGACCATAGCCGCGATATATTCGTCGGGCGTCGCCTCAAGTCCTAGCTGGCCTTCGTGCCCATAGTCGCGCAGCCCGAAATACGGCGGCGACGTAACGCACGTGCGGGCTTGCACGCCGGCCATCTCGAACGCGCTCAACGACTCGCGGCAATCCCCAAAAAGAACGGTGTTCACGAGGAATAATCCCCTTTTCTTAAGACGAAATAACCCCACGCCGCGTAGGGGAATTCCCTAGCAGCTTTCTTTTTCGGCTAATGTTCGGTCCGTGTTAGGCTTGCCCTTACACAGATACGGGTAAGCCGTCAGTCGGATTTGGATACCGCTCGGGTGCCAGCATGTGGGGTGTGAACTCCCAGCTGGTCAGCTCGGCGAGCGCGAGCACGCGGTCTGGCGGAAGACGGTCCTTTTCAATCCATTCGTATACGGAGATCCGCGAGATGCCCAGCGACCGCGCCACTGCCCCCGCTTTCCCCGCCTTATCTACTGCTTCCTTGATGATGGACACCGGCAACTCCCTACAAATGTTAGGCGTTTCCGGACATTCTAGTCAGGAGCCGCCGTACAGTCAACAGAATGTACGGGGGATTTCGGCATGACGCTCGGCGATCGTATCCGCGAGAAGCGGAAAGCCAAGGGAATGACGCTCCAGCAACTCGGCGACGTGTTCGGCATCTCCCGGTCTTCGGTGTCGGATTGGGAGCGTGGCGCAACGCGCCCGGACCAGAGCAAGCTTGTCAGGCTGGCCGAATCCTTGGACACATCCATGGAATACTTACTCGGAAATAGTGACCTGAAAGCCCCTGTAATCGTTAAATCGGAAACAGGTACCGCGCCTACAGTAATAGACCGCAACGTAGCCGGTACCGACCAGCCGGCCGGAAAGTTGCCGGTTATATCTTGGGCGCAGGCCGGGGAATGGGGTGACAAATTGAATGCAAAGGACTTGGGGGATACAGTGGAATGGGTGACGAGCCCGTACCCTGGAGAATTCGTTTTGCGTGTAGTGGGTGAGAGCATGTACAACCCCGGCGGCGATCTGTCGTTCCGGGACGGGGATCTGATCTCCGTGAGCACGACGCGGGAAGCCGCGCACCGCAAGCTGGTGATCGTCCAGCGCCGCGGCGAAGCGGTGCCGACGTTCAAGCAGTACCTGATCGAAAACGACGGCTCGGTGTTGCTGCACGCACTGAACCCGAGCTGGCCTAACAAGTATCTTCCGTTCGACGAGCAGTGCCACGTCGTGGGCGTCGTGACCGGACAATGGAGAGAACATTAATGGACTTCGTCTTCTACGCTGCACGCTCCCTGCTCGACGCCGGGCTCGGCTTCGGCGCGCTGTTCGCTGTTTCGGCCGCAATGGTCCACTGGCGC